ACTTCTTCAGCATTCTTGAACTTATCGTAACCTGAAATGTAACTTGCGTTAGATGGAGTATTACCATCACGACCATTTACAAGTGAAACGGTTTGTGGTAGATTTGCACCACCGAAAGTCTTATTCAATGCTGGTTGCCCTGCATTACCATTACTTCCATGTGCGGTCCACCAAATATAGCGAGACTGACGATTGATAACATTCTTGTAGTAATTGTTATTACCTTCTTCGGTCTTCGCATCATTTGCATAAGAAACCGCAGCGAAACGCTCTAGAACTTGTCTTTTAGTACCAGTCCATAGCCCGTCTTCATCGATAACTGCAATGTGAAGTTCATCGTTTGTACCACCCTGAGTATTTGCATATGTTGAAGTACTTGGAGCAATATCGAATGAATTGAAGTGTTCCCAGTAACGAGTTGGAGTTGCGAATGAAGATAGTGTATTACCAGTATAGTTATCGGTCAAAGTAAGAACGGTACTGTTTGCGATAGAAGCAACACGAATTCTTTCTTTGTCTGGTCCAAGTTCGATAAGATCACCAGCTACCAATTCGGCGCCAAATGAAGTGCCTGAACCTGTAACAGTCTTAGTTTGAGTAGTAACAGCAACGTTACCGGTAAGTGTTGAAGACCAAGCATTCGCGCTTGGGCATACAGAAACTTGAATTGAGTTTCCTAGTTCACCAGGATACTTAGCGACCCATGAACCGACACTAGAAATACCAGATGAATAGTTTTCATCATAATCATCTTCATTCTTGATAAAGGTGTTTGTAGTATTTGAGGCATTTGCGGTAGCATTTCTTGCGCTATCGGTAGTTGAACTATTTCCAACATTCACTACACGAACAACATCCAACTGATTTGAATAAGCAAGGAAGTTAGCAGCGGTGAAGAAATCGTCCGCAGTATTAGAATTTGGTTTATTGAAATTTGATACCAGATCGTTTTCGTTAGTAATAAGAACACGTTGTTCTACCGGTCCCCAACGAAAATGACCAGCCATACCCGCGCGAGTAGTCTGAACCGATGGAACAATAGTTGTCAAATCGATTTCGCGACTTTGTACTCCAGGTGATACTAGATTTGCCATTATAGACTCCTTAAACTATAGAGGATTGAAACTCTTTCTTCTATTATTTAGAAAAAAAGAAGTTTTCAATCAAGTAAAGTTAATTAGTCTCCAATATAAATATATAGTTATGAGAAAAATGTCTAGCGAAACAAAAGAAAAAATCCGTCAATCAAGGCTAGGTAAGAAGCATTCCACCGAAACCAAAGAAAAAATGTCTTCTTCACACAAAGGCAAAGAACATTCTTTAGAGACACGTAAAAAGATTTCAGAAACTTTGAAAAAGAAGAAAAGTGTTTGTAAGATTTCTGATCCTTGGTCACCATTTTGAACCTCCGCTTTCAAAATTCAAATCGTAAATCGAATAAGGATTGCCACTTCCTTCATTCACAGGAATATCTTCACGACCATCAGTCATCATAGGGAATGGTAATAAATCCTCTTCCATCATTTGTTTATTATCAGCAATATATCTTGCTCTAATATCACTGTTTGTCAAATCTTTGAAAAATGGTTGTCTGATAAGCCATGAGAATAATACAAGACACATTGCAGTGTCGTCATGGTGTCCTTCATCCGCTTCATACGAATCTTTCACTTGAACAAAGTTTGAAAGTTCTTCAATAATATCAAAGTCTTGGAATATCAATTTATCACTTTCAACCAAATCTTTCAATGTAGAACATCCAACTCGTTTGACTTGTTTTGTGGTTCTCACACCCAAAGTAGAGTTTTGCCCAAAACCACCACCAATCTGTTGCCCTGCTCTACCTTTCATTGTAGTCATGAATAGATTTTCATATTCTAAATCATGGTAAAGTGAATTTGCAATCTGTTCTCCGTTATCATTCGTTTCAACTAATATAAAAGCGTCGTTATATTGTTTTGCGGTTGAATATATAATGTCCGGATATAATAAAGGAGATATGCTATTACTTCTATATGTGGCAACAACTTCATATGGATAATCACCAACGCTTATTACTGTAAAGGCTGAATTGTCAATACCAACACCTCTTGAAGTGTCTACAGTGATAATATATTCTTGTGATGGGCTAGGTGCTTTATATTGAGAGAAGCCATCTTTTGTAAACATAGGGCGTACAAAAGTCATTTCACGAAGTTTCCTAGAAGATATAAGAGTATTTCTACTGCCGAGAAAGAGCCCGCCAAATTCTTGGTCAAACTGTTCTTGGGAAGTGTTAGCAATTTGTTCTTCTTTCCATTTTTCATCACGCCCTGGAGTTTCCCACCAATCCACTTCAAGAGTTTGAAATTTACTTCTTTTCTCTTCAGCCTCTACCCACATTCTATAGAAATGATTCATACCATTTGGCGTTGAAACAATAATCATTTTAGTTTCTCGACCAGAAGAAATTGTAGGATAGATAGACTTGAAGAATTCTTCAGCGATGTGGTGTGGGACGAACGCGAATTCGTCAAGAAACACTAGTGAGAATGATTGCCCACGCGCGGCGGAACCAGTAGTTGAAGTTGCGATAATTTTAGAACCATTCTCTAACTCAATAGAACCTTTGTTCCAAGTTACAATTCCTTGTTGTAACCACAAAGGCAAATTCTCATAAGCTTTCTTCAATCGATCTAGAAGTTCTCTAGCAAGTTCAGCCTTGTTAGCCAACAAAGCAACATTCTTTTGTTTGTTGAAAAGAATATAATGAAGAATGAAAGAAATTACAGCCGTAGACTTACCTGACTGTCTAGGCATCTTAGTAATAACAAATCGATTATGACTAAAAGTGTGTACCATTCTTTCCTGATATTCATAAGGAATAAATGGAATAAGCCCTTTATCAACATGAACAATCTTTACATAGTTTTTAGTAAAATAAAGTTCATCCCGAGCACACTTGATATATTCTTCAAATTGATCTTTAGTGAATTCAATTTCAACTCCGACTGCTTTGAGTCTAGGATTGGATAGATAATAATCAGTTGCCATCTTTTTCGGATTTCAAATTATCGATAAAATCTTGTAAGTCTTTTGTTGAACCTACAAAAAGATTGTTATTCACTGTACCTTCATTAGAACCACTCTTATCATTTTTATTTTCTTTCAATGCTTTCTTATCTTTCGCGAGTGCCATAAGGTCTTTGTTAGTTTCTGCTAAAGTTCTAATGAGATTAGCAGCTACCTCATACGCGCGCGGGCTTTCACTTTTTCTAGCGATATCTAAAATTGAATGTACTTCACCAAGACTGGAATCTACTAATTCTCTCAAATTTCTTCTAGCATATTCGTAATCGTCTTCATATCGATCATCTTCTTCCTTCACTGGGGGTAAAATTTCTTGCTTCACATCTTCATTGAAAATGTCTAAAGCTTTACCTAAGTTCTTATCAAACTCACTCATTCATCGATACCGGTCTGAGGAATATATCTTTTTCCATCTATGAAAAAGAAAGTATTTGATGCAAAACCATAATCATCGGTTGATTTTATAAGCCTTCTATCGATAGAAGCTGCACTGTTTGTTGTCGGCGTACCATTAGCCAATAGTCCAGGCACTGTAACAATTCTTGAAGTTCTAGAAGTTGTAATAGCCGTATTTGGATGTAAATCAATCTGTGCTCTTGTAATAACTCCACTTGTTGAAGTTGGACCATACAAATAACCTTTCATAGTGAAGTTCAAATTCCAAATCAATGCTCTCCTTGAAAGAAAGTCTCCTTCATAACTATCTTCAATATCTACACTATTCAAAATTGTAGGTATATCCATGGAGATACTCATTTCAGGAATAAGATTTACAGTACTACTCCATTCGGGCTTAAAATAAGGTAAAATCTGTTCTATGATTTGTGTACCGTCGTCCGCATTCTTTACAAAAATTGAAAGAATAAAATCAAAATTATAAGGAACCGGAGTATATTGAGTTTTATTTACAGTATTGTCAGTATCACTTACATAAAAATTCTTTTGAGTATTATTCAATTTTCTTGTGGAATCATAAGAAATATTTTGTAATTCGAATCCCATCCTTGGAAGTTGAATAGCAACATCACGATCTAAATTTGGATCCGTGCCAAGGCGCACCAAAAATTTTTGTTTTGGTCCATACGCCAAAGGCACTCCAAGCGTTTGTATGCGAGTGTCAGAACTGTTATATCTTTGTACTGTAATATCATCAAAAAATGATCCAAAAAGAATTACATATTTTCTGATAGTCTCGTGTCTGAAATAACTAAACAATTACCAACGCCCTTCTCCCCAAGGATTACTTTCTGAAAAGTCTAATATATCATCAGCTAGAATTTCACTTCTAAATACCGAATTGTTCGCTTGCTTATCAGTAGTATTTAGTGTATACTCTTGGAGTAATGTATCACCATCCTCTGTCAATAGTACACCAGAGTCATCTTCAAGTGCGAATTGATAGAATAGAAG